TCAGTGATGCATCTGTAGATACACCAACCTCACCATCTCTTATAACTTCAAATGCATTTGAACCTTCGCCTACAAGGAATTCATCAATATAAGCATCATCAGTTGTGATCTTCATACTAAATGCAGAGAACTTTGTCAAAGCATTAGTAAACCCTAAAGTGGGAGAAGAAAGATCAAACTTATAAGTTCTGTTTTGCTGAACAGACAATCTAGGATTGATTTTGGAGAAAGTTGCAGTCTTAGCAGTGCCAATATTAACAAAGGCAGGATAATCATTATTAATTTCAGATATTTCTTTAATCAACTTAATCCTATTATCTTCAATAGGATAGACATAATACATATCCTCTGAAACTAATCCATCAGATGGTACTAATGCAGAGTAGATGATCTTATCACCAAGTAAATACTTGTCTTTTGGTACAATGAATGAACTAGTGCCTGAATTTACCTGTGCTTCCTCAATAACATCAGGATCAAAAACCATCCTTCTGTTATGCTCATTATATACAACACTGATTGTCTGAGTGTCCTTAGGATTAAGGTCAAAGTTGATAAAATCATTTGTAGACAATCCATGAGTATCAGCAACTGATACAGTTACAACATTTTTAGAAACTCTTCCTTTTAAAACATTAATTCTATTTGTAGTGAAACTATGAGTATCACCAGCTCCTACATTAGTAAAGAAAATAATACCTGCTTGCAATCCTGTATCAGTTAATGTTGTTCCAGCACCTATAAAGAGACCTTCTGAGTTAAGACCAATTCTATTGGTTGAAATTCCAATATGGTCATTGTCAAGAGGTGTTGCAAAGAAGTTAATACTATCTTCCAAAGAAAATATTGATGATGTCTCAATACCACTCCAACCTCTCATTGGATTTATATTACCACCACTAGAATAAACAACTGGTGTATTAGGTGCCATTCCATGACCAGGCAGATAAATCATCTGCTCTCTGACAAATCTGAGTGTAGTTCCAGCACCAGGGTTCTTGATACCCAGAGTGACACCTGCTCCTGCTTGTGCAAGTGAACCTACTCCTACCTGCTCATGAGGGTCAAAGTAATACTGTTGATTAAATCTAAATTTCTTGGATGTAGTGATGCCAGTATTAAAGACAAACTTATTTGTCTCTTCTCTAAACAACAATCCAGCAGAGTGTGAAGCACCAATTGTATTATCTTGCTCTCTTAGAATTTTAATTCTGCTGTTGAGTTTATCAAGTTCAAGAACTCTGATTCTTTCTGATTCAATTGTAAGGATGTCATTATCTTTAAGCAGAGAACCTTCTATACCTTTAATATTCATAAAGGTTACAACACCTGTTTGTGAGGCAGATGCAATACCAATAACCAATTGATATCTTGATGTAGTAACACCAATATTGTAAGAACCAGAGAAACCTTTGAAGTCCTCACTTAAATTATCAACACTGATGATATCATTAGTATCAAATTTATGTGGAACCTCAGTAAATGCTACAAATCCTGACTTATTGCCATTTGGAACAAATGTTACATTGTTGAAAGCAGTTGTTGCTAGACTTACAGTATTAACTCTCTTACCTTTAATTTCATTTACCCTCCACTTACAGTTTCTACCCTGAGTGTCTGTTTCATTAAGAATGATAGTATCATTAACCTGATAGTTATCACCACCATCAATAATTGTTAAACTATCAACAGTTCCTCTGGATGTTGCTGTAATATCAATAGATTGCTTTCTGACATTATTGGAATTGTAGATATAGTCATAACCACTACTACCTGCATTAGTATAATAATTTGTAGTATTTCTAAACCAACCATTACTTTCAATATCATAATCTGTTTGATTGGATATTCCTTTGTAGTTAAATTCAGAAGGAACAGACCTAAAAGTATTTCCAATTACATATGGGAATACAGGTCTTCTAAACTTCTGGAAAGGTCCAGATGAATCAATAGCTTCACTAATTGTGCAGAAGTATGCGTATATTCCATTTGGGAAATCTGGTGTGACACAGAATCTGCCATTGTGCTCATCAAGGTCACCATCTGCAGCATAGATATAGTCATCAACAAAGAATCCATTAGGATAGGTATTGAATGATGGTCTGTTAACAGGAGTGGTTTTAAGTTTGTAACTAGACACCATTCTCTTAACAAACCCAGTTCCATCTTGATTTTTAAATCCATATGGTCCATAAATTGGATTGCCATCATATGCCCAACCAAGAATAGGTGAGTGGTAGATATTCTCAATCTCTTCCTCAGCAATATTCTTTCTTAAATCAAAAGTGCCATAAAGTTTGTTATCTTTATCAAATCCATCAATAGCAGTAGATGACTCCCTCAATGCTCTAGAAGCATAAAGGTGAGAATACTGCAATTCCTTATTAGAAATATTTTCTGCTAAGATACCATCATCCTCAAGGATGTTATCAAGGTATCTTTCAAAGAGGTTTATATTCCATCCTCTGATATTGGCATTTGTTCTTGTACCTCTACCTGATGGAATAATATCAATAGATGTCTTGCCTGACTCATATCCCAATCCACCTTTTACAACAAATACGCTTTGAATTCTACCATTATTCAAAACAGGAGTAAGAACAGCAAATTTGCCAGTGGTATTAGCGCTAATTACATTAAGGTCAGGTGGTGAGTTATAACCAACACCAGGAGAGAGAACTACAACTTCCGAAATCTGTCCATTGGAGATAATTGGTTGTAAAACAGCACCTGTACCAGATTGGAACTGAAGACTTGGTTGTCTTCTGAAATCAATAATCTCAGATGAACCATATCCTACACCACCATTAAGTAAGTCAATAGATTGGATGCCACCTCTAAAGATAGGTTGCAATTCTGCATCATAAAGAAGAATATTGCCAACAAATGGTTCATCACTAATTAACCAGTGAGAATCTGCAGAGACTTGAACATAGAATTCATCATTTGTCAGAGAATTTAGAATTTCTGCCTCTGTATCTGTCCAAGCAAGAACCTGAACAGGAGTAATGATGTTTTTATCAATTGGGGACTCAATAACAAACAATTCTTGGAAATCTTCAACAAATGACTTATCATAAGATGCAGCAGCACCTTCAACACTAACAGTAATTGGTTGATAGTTAAATGAACCCTCACCTTGTTGGGTAAAGTTAATAATTATGCCATTATTAAAATAATAATCAGTAGCTATAGTACCAATACCAACTTCAGTCAGAGAGAATGCATCATCAGTGACTTTTACAACATAATAATCAGTCTTTTTGGAAAGACCAACAATTAAAGGATTGCCAGGGTTGTATCTAACAATCTCTTTGGACTGATAACCATGACCTTTGATGTTGACAGTGTTTAGAGCAGTGTTAATGCCTGCCTGCGGAATTGTTCTTTTCTTGCTCTCATAATTTTTACCAGGATTGGTAATAATGACAGATGAGACAACACTTTTGGGTTCTGATGCTACAATAAATTGTGTTCCTACACCATATCCAATTAAATCAACTGTATTGATACCAACCAAAGCATCAGTCTTTGTATTATGAAGTTTAATTGCTGTCTGACTATGAATAGAGCAGAAATATTCAGAATCAGTGGTTAAACCAGAAATTCCTTTTGTACTTCTTGGTTGATAAATGATACTTTCACCATCTAGAAACTTGTGGTCACTAGAAAATGTGATTTGATTTAAATCAAGTCTAGTTTGCTCTAAAGTTCCATCAGCAAGGAATGCATTCTCATGCTTAATAGAAGTCATCCTTGCTTCTGCTGCAGCACCTGTACCATTACCACCAGAAATCCTGATAAATGGTGCCTCATAGTATCCAAGACCTTTATCCAGGATATCAAGTCTCTCAAGTTGTCCTTTTACATTAACAACACCAGTTGCACCAATACCAACATCATCTTGGATGATTAAAACTGGTGGATTGATGACATCATAACCTTCACCAGCAGCAGTAATAGTGAAATCTTCAATATTTCCATAATATACACTATTTTGAGATTTATAGTTGAGAATTTCTACACCATTATTGAAAATTCCATTAAATCCAGCATTTGTGATATATCTTTTACTGTCATTAATTGGATTTGGAATTTCTCTATAAATTCCTTGTGGTGCAATCTCTTTTTGGTAAAAATCAAGCAGTGTTACAACTGCATTTGTTACAGAACCATTAAAAGTGATATAAATTTTTCTTGCAAGGTCTGCTTTTGACCTAGAAAGTTTAATTCTACTTTCATCTACCCTATAGATGAAATATGCACCTGATACTACACCTTCAAACCCAACTCCTTTGGATTCTAAGTATAATGCATCACCTGTATAGAAAGCGTGGTCAGGAATAGTGGTTTGATTAGTAGGTAATGTTAAAATATCAGTACTTTGTAAGGTTGCACTGAAAACAATCCTTCTGTCATATGGATTGGTCTCCAAATTGTTGTACTTAGGGATGCTATTTGAAGCAATAAGAGTAGAACCATCATATTTTGCATAAGTGTTCTGAATATTTGCAGTATATTTCTCCAAATATGGATATTTTATAGAATTTCCCTTTAAAGTCTGGTTTTCAATTATGTAAGAACCAGTTGTTAAGAAATTTTGCTGAAAAGTTACAACAATTTCATTAGAAGATTGAATTCTAGAGATAATACCAGGCAAAGACATGGTTTTATCAATATTTTCAAGGACTACTTTATATCCTTCTTGTAAAAAATGTGTATTATAGAACTCAAACCCATACTGGAAAGCACTAGCATCCAATAAAGTGGTCTTTTTAACTTGCCAGTTGGTTTTTATGTTGAGAGAGTAGTTATTATTCTTCTTTCCAGGTGCTTCATAACCTAAAGACCTTAATTGGATAGTATCGTCTTTCTTATATGAGTGAGTTTTGTTATTTTGCTCAAAATCACTCAATGAACCAGTGAATCTAACCTTAACTTGTTTTGTAGTTTGGATACCAACATAGGCAAATGCATAAGAATCAAGGGAAATGTCAGTAGTTTTAAGAATCACATTGTCTACACCACTTACATTGAAGAATTGGGTAGATGTTTTTCCATCGTACTTCAAGCGAAGCAGTTCTAAGTCTACATCAACGACTTCTAAAGTACCACTTTGTGGAAAACCTACTGTAGAATCAACATCAAGGTAGGTTTGACCTGCTCCAACTTGGTTTAGAATCTTAGTTTGGGGGTCTGGCTCAAATTTACCATAGATTGAACCTGTTACATCACTATCTCTATTGAAACCAGAGTCAATACTTATCTGATAATACTGAAAATTGTCATATGGGATCTGTTGAACATTAGTAACAGAACCTCTAGCACCAGTCAATTGCTGGAAAAGTGTCAAATTTTGTAACTGAAGGGGATCACCTTGCAATTTCTCAACAACAAAGTCCTTAGTTACCTTATAATTTGCATTAGAAGGCGTCAAAAGGAACTGAGATGGCTTAATTACTTCTACATCTTCGCCATAAAGTGCCCTAAAGAGAATTTCAAAGGACTGATCAGTGCCTTTTGAGGCATAAAAACTGTCTGAATTGAAAATAAAGTTCTTTTCATCCAATCCTGTATAGAAATTTCTGTCAGAAAACCCAGGAACTACCTGTTTTTTCAGTTTTTTGAAGAATTGTTGAAGAAAAAGAACATTTAAGTTCTGAACATGTGCCCCTGTTTGGTGAGATTGATTCTGTGTAGTCTCAAAAGTAAGTCTGTCAGGGCTGTCAGGAGTAATATATGAAGTAATTCCACTAAATCCTCTCTTTACGTTTTCAAAAGAGGTAAGTGTTTTGGTCTCATAGAGAAAAATCTCATCATCAATTTTGATAATACCATCAGTATCAACAAAACCATAAGTACTTTCTACTTTTACACTTCTAGTATAGTAATCAATATCCTCAGTTAGAGTGGTTTCAGTCTCTAAATTAGTTAACTCATCAACTTTCACATACTGATCAATATTTTTGATCAGGTTTGAAGGACCGCCTTGTGATTCTAGAGAGACATAGTACTGCTCTAAAAAATCTGTTAGAAGAGGAAAGTCTTCGCTAACATACCTAGGAAGTTGACTAGCAACAATTTGCTGTAATTTTACTCTATCTACTGCCATTTGTAATTCTTATTAGTATCCTGAGGAAGATGATGAAGATGAAGAAGATGATGATGTACTAGTTGAAGGTCTACTAGTAGGATTAGTAGTAGTAATGTTTGTAGTAGAGAGTTCAGGTACTGTTGTAACTGGTGTTCCTCTTACCAATACATTTGAAGTGTAACTAGGTGATACAATATAGTTGGAACCAGAGACATCATTGCCAGATGCAATATTGTCTTGGATAACATCAACTGTTGTATTATTTACATCAAGTTGCAGATAGAGATCTTGAAGACCAATAACATCATTTGAGTAAGGAGCAGCAGAAACCTCTACCAGTGGTGTGTTCCTATTGACCTGTGTACTAATTATATTGATGGGGTTTAATTTAATTTCACCTTTCTTGTAGTCAATTGTACCAATGTTCTGTTTTACAATAATTGGTTCTGATGGAGAGTTCAACCTGAACAGGAACAGAGAACCTCTTGTAAGGTCTCCTGTTGCCTTGTCACCAAGGTAAACAGTACCATTGATACCTGCCACCTGGAAACCAGATGATTTGATATTATATCCAACTAAAGTGCCATCATAAACAGCACCATGACCATGATTCTTGAGATGGAATCTATTTCCAAAACACAGTTCATACTCTGCAAAAGTATTTAACTGTGCTGCCATATCCCTTCTCATAGAGATATTAGTGATGTTTGAAGTTACAGCATCACTACTATTGTCAATTATATTTTGAAATTTGGAATATTTAAATCTTGCACCAAAACTATTTAATTCAATAGAGTCAGCATACCTTACAACACTCTTAGTTACAGTATCCTGTACTGAGGTTTTAGAAGGTGCATTGTTAGTATCATAGTATACCTCAGAATCTGCTTCAATATAAAGGTATTTCAAGTCAACAATTTCAGTCAAGATACCAGCAACTGAATATCTTTTGATTGCTGCTTGTAGGTTCTCCTTAATTGATGATGAAAGAAAGATACCATTATATGGTTTAATACTAATAAAGACTTTACCAAAGAGGGGAGGAGTAAGATCCTCACCACCAAAAGCAGATACAGACTCTGCTTCAGGATAAATCTTAGGAATTAATGCTTCATAGTCTGCAGCAGTGACTGCTCTATTTTGTGATGCATAGATCTGTGGAGCATATTTCTTGATAGATGCTACAGATTCAATGTTCTTACCACCAATAGACTTTTGTTCAGTACTAATGACTGATACCTTTGAACTAATAATATCACCATTATTAGATTCTAAATTGCCAATGAACTTAAATCTTTCAATGCTATTGGCAGAAGGACCACTAGTTACAATATAACTTGCTTCAATATAATTTTTATCTTGCAACTTCTCACCAAATACACCATCACCAAATAGAAGTTCATAGTTCTCATTACCAATCTCTTGTAAGAAATATGCCCTTGTAGATGCATTTACATCAAATAAACTATCAAATAAGGTAAACTTCTTTTTAACTGTAGAATCCTTAGTATCCTTTATAACAACAGAAAGTAGTCCAGTATCAATACCAGTATTAGGTAAAATAAACTTCTGATTTGGATTACTACCATCTACAGTATATGGTTGTGTAATATAAGTTCCTTCACATATTTTTATATCACTGAATACTGCCTGTCCACTGGAATTAACTGGGACAGTAATATCATTTAAAATAGAGAATATAAAGTTCTTTGATTTATTAGTCTGTGTTGATGTGGAGGTCATTACAGACCCTGCTTTCAATGTTACAGTAACTGCTGTTGTAGCAGATGCATCTACTGTAAAGGTTACATTAGCATATGATGCTTTCTTTGATCTTGGTACATACCCTATATTCCTTGCAAGAGAGACTACATTCTCCCTCAGGGTAGCACTATCAATGAACACCTCATTAGTTACCATATTGGCATTGTATGAGGTAATATAAGTGTTGTATGCTAAAGTATCAATAATTGTTGATAGGTTAGATCCCTCAAAATCATAGTCAGTAAAATTTGAATTCGCACGCAAGTAATCCTTGATGGAATCTTTTATTTGACTAAATTCTAAGTCGCTAAAATTAACTAGAGGCATTTATCTAGTGGGCTGTAATGCAAATGTTAATTGCTGTGTACGTGCATTTGCACCAATAATGATGTACTTGATGACTACATCAAATTCATGAGCATCAAGGTTTGCAGAAACTTTAACTCCCTGCAGATCTACTCTAGGCTCATAATTTACTACTGTTCTTTCAATTTCTGATCTAATTTGATTAGCAGTTAAATTATCAAATGATTCAAATAAGAGTCTAGTCACACTACATCCAATATCAGGTTGAAATGGTTTTTCACCTGGTATTGTTAGAATTAAATTACGTATAGATCTACTGATGGCATTCTCATTCTTTATAGTAACAATATCATAGTTGATAGGGTTAACCTGGAATGATGCACTTACATCCTTAAAACCTTTACTGACTCTTTCTAGAGGCACTTAATTATGTTACAACAATTCTGACCTATTTAGACCACTAATCTTCAATAAGTGTTATCTGTTCATTGCCACAAGTACAGATATGATTAGGGTCAGAACAGTCAGTTGCCTCATAAAATCCATCTTCCACCAATCTTTTAGTATTTTTAGGAGTTTTGTCATCATTTGCAATCTCTCTTAATAGATTTGGTTCAGTCATTAATAGTTCCTCTTTCTTTATCTAGGTCTTTGATATCATAGATGTAATGGTCTGATGTTTCAATCCTTCTCTTATTCTCTACACTATACACTGTAGTATCAATCTCAAATCCAGGGTTCTTTTCAATCCTATTGAATACCCATGCATTATCATACCAAATAATTCTATTATTAGGATAGGCATAATAATTACCATTATCCATCTTAAACAAATGCGCACACTTATGTTCTGGTGTTTCTGAAAAGTTTAGATCAGGTATTCCCTTATTCTCCCAACTCCAATCTAAAGTCCACATATAACTGCCCTTTACTTTCTTACCATCAGGTCGTATCAGTTCTGCTTCAAGACCAGATAACCTATGACGCTTCTGGACATCAATATAAGGACTAAAGCAATCCCAGTACATTATGTCCTCCAATGGTTCTATGGGTGCCTCAGGGTCCCAGCAGAAGGCATGTAGAGGACGTCTAGTCCAGTTCACACCATTCTCTAAAAATGCTTCAAATAGAGGCACGCGTTTTTCAATGCTAGCAACACTATGAACATCGCACTTAGTCACCTCACCATGTCCTTTCTTATGATTATATAAGAACTCATTACGAATATAACAAGACCAATCAGGTAAACTATGATTTAAATATGCCATGAGTAAATAGAGATTTTTCCGCTAGCCATAATACTATACCATAAAAAAAGAGGGGTAACAATACCCCTCTCATTATTCTTATCTTCCCTGTCCTCTATATCGCTTCTTCTTAGAGTTACTGCTAGTTGCAGCATACTTTGTATGTTGCCCTGAACCCTGTCTTGTTTTCTTGGGTTGGGATTCAATGAATACATTGCCCAACAGTGATTTTCTTACTTTTGCCATAATAATCTCCTAATCAAATAACACGCATCTTCTCATGACCAACACGAATACGTGGATCACACCAAATCTCATATCCAGATTCAATTGCATCTAAACAGAAACTTACATCCTCTCCACACATATCCTGTACTGCACCACTCTCAAAGACTTGCATCTTAGGAGCAAACCATGGATACTTCATACCCTCATTCTCAAAGAC